AGTCCTATTGGAAGGAACTGGATTCAAACATAGAAATGGTAAAGACACATACCACATTTACAGAGAGAGTGAGTTGTTATCTGTATTAAACGAAAACTAAAAGTTATGGTACATATTTTGGACGAAACCCAAATCCAAGAGAACTACGAAAAGTTCAGAAAGTTAATTAATCAAACATTCACAGGGGATAGATTGGAATCCCTTAATAAGATGTACGACCACATTGAAGACAGAATTGTATTAACGCCCGCATCATCAACTGAGCATTTCCATAATGCTTTCGCTGGTGGGTACATCGATCATGTTCTGAGAGTCACGAGAAATGCTGTCAAAGTGTTTGATATGTATGAAGAACTTGGATTGGGTATCGGTGATTATACAAAAGAAAATGTAATCTTTACCGCTCTTCATCACGACTTGGGTAAGGTTGGTAATGCAGATGAGAGTTGGTACATCCCAAATGATTCACAATGGCATGTTGAGAATCAGGGTAAGATTTACAAAACCAACCCAACAATGCATTGGATGAATCTAAATGACAGAACCTTTTGGATGCTGAATCATTTTGGAATCAAATGTTCTGAAGTTGAATGGTTGGGTATCAAACTTACAGATGGATTGTATGATGACTCTAATAAAGAGTACTACATAGCGTATAACAAAGACAATGCGCTCAAAACATCACTTCCATTCGTAATGCACCAGGCTGATATTATGGCTGCTAGATTTGAGAATGAGAGGTGGTTGAAACTAAAGCAAGGTCAAGTTACCACTAAGAATGTAGGTGGTAGGCCAACTAAAAAACAAAAATTAGAAAATGTAACTATGCCAGAGAAGATTGATTTCAAATCTATCTTTGGAGATGTGAAAGAAGCTTAATTATGATACTGACAATAGTAATACTATCAGCCCTAACCTTAGTGTTTGGATTCACAACATTTAACTTACTTCGAAAGAATGAAAGATTAGAAGATGATATAGAATTATCTGATAAATATTTGGGTGATGTATATTCATCAATGAAGGATGCATATGAAAGAATGGTTAAGGTAGATAGGTTGGGTTCATTTGAGGCTGATGATGAAAGTGGATTTATCTTTGAAGAGATTAAATCTACATTAGAACAATTAAATGAAGAATTCAATTTAGATGCCGAGAAAAAGGAAGAATAAAAGATATTTCACCACTATTACTGAGATGGCTATAAATGCCTACAATAATTGTGATGACGATCGACTAAAGAATAAAATATACAATAGATTCATACATTATCCGTTTGATAAGTTATCAGAGAATGTAATACATACCTACAAAACTTATTACTTCGATATACCATACGAAGATGTCAAAGCAAGTGTAGTGGCATTTTTAAATGAGAAGATTCATAAGTTCAATGGTGAAAATGGTAGAGCGTTTTCTTACTTCACGGTAGTAGCTAGAAATTATTTATTCAACGAAAACAATGCCAACTATGCAAGAATGAAATCAAGAGAAGGTTTAGATGTAGTTGATTCATCAAGGAATATCGTAAACGAAGTTGTTAGTGAACAGATGAAAGAATCCAAATCAGACTTCATCGACCACTACACTCAGTACATTGATTATCATTTAGACGATATATTCTCTAAGGATAGAGATAGGGCAATCGCTGATTCAATAAATGAGTTGTTCAAAACAAGGAATGACTTATACTCTTACAATAAGAAAGCACTTTACATACTTATTAGAGAGAGGACAGGTGTCCACACTCAGTACATAACAAAAGTAGTGGGTAAGATGAAACATATTTATGTAGAGTTATATACTGAATACAATAAATTTGGACACATTGATATGTTGTATAAGTTAAAAGGAATCGATGGATAAGGATACTGAATTATTTAAGGGAAAAACATTCTCTGATATTATGGCTGATATCTACACTAACTCAAAGAGGAAAGATAGGCAGTTGAAACTTCTTATTGCTCAATTAGAACCATTGGTTAAAAACATCAATGATGCAACGGTGGTAGTCCCTTTGATAAAAGAATATATGGAGGTATCTGTAAAGAACGATGAACAGATTGTAAAACTCGCAGCTATTGTCCAGCGTATGATGAAAGAGGCAAATTCTGAAGATGGTGGCGGATTGGGATTATCAGATGACGAAAAGAAACAACTATTAGAAAACGCAAAAGCGATTGACGCAAAAATAGATTCTCTTAAAAATGATGGAGATGATGAATGAGTACATTGCAAACAGGCACAATACAATCTATAAATTTAAAAGATGATAATCCAAATGAGGTTTATAGTGTAAGAGTTCTAACCTCAAAAGGTTCAGGTCGGTCTGAAGTTGCATATCCACTTGATGTAAACATAAAACGAATTCCACTAATAGGAGAGAGTGTAATACTGATATCCTCATTGGGTGCAGAGGCGAGTGGTGGTAGTCGAAGAGCTAAACAATATTACATATCATCAACTGCCGTACAATTAAATGTACATAATAATGCATTACCTAACGGCGCCGCACCTCAACGGAGTACGAATACACTTTCTACATATACACAAACTCTTACAGGCACCCCTAATGTAAGTAAGAAATCAGAAGTAAGTTTAGGTAAGGGGTTTGAGGAGAGACCTGATGTTAGTTCATTACAGCCATTCATCGGTGACGTTCTATTAGAAGGTAGGTTCGGACACTCACTCCGATTTGGATACTCACCAAAGGAATCAGATACCACACAAAGTCCATTGTGGGAATCGTCAAACGTATCTGACCCTATAACCATATTGTCAAATGGTAGAGAGGGTGGTTCTTACAATAAATTTAGTATTGAGGATGTCAACAAAGACTTATCATCTATATGGATGGGTTCATCGCAAAAGATAAAGTTAGAACCATCCAATAAGTTTACATTAGGGGTAACCCCACAAAACTCATATAACAAACCACAGCTGATATTCAATTCAGATAGAGTGGTAATCAATTCAAAGTCAGACTCAGTTTTAATTAGTGGTGGGAAATCGGTAAATATATCTACTAAAAGTTGGAGAGCTGATATGGACGAGATATTCAATCAGTTAGAAGTAGTGGTTACTGAACTATCAAAAGCTGCATCTGTTATGGTGGGGCTTGGTATCCCAATCAATGTCGCATCTTTATCTAAAGCGGTTGCTAGTTTGAAGTCTATGAAACAATAGTGATATCATCACAAAACAAAACATTCTGATATTTATATAAAAACATAATATTATGAAACCAAAAGAATTAGCAAAACTATTAGAGGTGGTAGTTAGAAAGGTGGTTAGAGATGAACTCAAACCCATCATCACAGAGGTTGTAAAAGCATCTAAACCAGTAGAACAAAGTAGAGTAAAACAACCATCCACTAAAAAGAGTGGTGTAAGTTTATTCGAAGTATTGGGTGAAGAAAAGCAAAAACCACAAATCAAATTTTCAGACGATACGATGTTGAATGGTATATTGAATGAAACTGCAAACGATGGTGAGTGGAGAAACTTAGATGCTAATCCATACACATCACAACAAGCACAAGGATTCAACAGAGCACAAATGGCCGAAATGATTGGGTATGGTGATGGCGTAGCTACCGCACAAACAATGGCACCAATGACAGGACCTGATGGGGAGCCCATCAACACAAATATCGAAGGTACTGCTGTAGGTGACGCATTGACACGAGATTATTCTGCATTAATGAAAACTATTAATGCTAAGAAAGGAAAATGATAAATGCGCGAACGGACTGAATATAGATACAACCCTATAGACTTTAATGATAATGTAGCAGTTGGAGTTACATTACCATATGGAAAGCTTGGTGGTTTGTTTAATCTAAGTTATACTACTGAAGAACAATCCGTTTCAAACTTAAAGAACTTACTCTTAACAAGAAAAGGTGAAAGACCATTTCAACCAGAATTCGGTTCGGATGTGTACTCATTGTTATTTGAGAACATCGGATTGGATTTGTCAGATAGGTTATCCGAATCTTTAAGAGAAGATATAAATTTATGGTTACCATACATAATTATTGATGATATCATTGTTGATACAGAACCTGACAGAAACTATGTAAAGATACAATTATCATTTAGAGTTACTGAGCAAGGAGCTAATCAACAAATAGTGGTGTTTGTTGATTCTGCTGGAACAACAACTGTAGAATAGGTAGTAAGATGGCTAATAACGATTTAGTAAAAAAAGATGTATCACTATTAGGAAGGGACTTCGGTGAGTTCAGAAAGAACTTAGTTGATTTCACCAAAACATATTTCCCCAATACATATAATGATTTCAACGAATCATCTCCAGGAATGATGTTTATGGAGATGGCATCATATGTGGGTGATGTTTTATCATTCTATACAGATACACAATTAAGAGAATCTCTATTACTATCAGCAGAAGAAAACCGAAACCTATTCAACATCGTATCAGCATATGGATACAAACCAAAGAACTTTGTTCCTGCTACAACTACATTAGATGTATTCCAATTAGTTCCCGCCAAAGGAAGTGGTGACGATGTTACACCTGATTTCGATTATGCTATGACAATTGAAGATGGGATGCAAGTTGGTTCATCACAAAACAACAATGTAAACTTTATAGCTCAAGGTCAAGTAGACTTTTCGGTATCATCATCTTTTAGTCCTACAGAAATAACGGTTTATCA